TGAATATCGAAGATCATTTAAAAATTCTCCTTCTTTGATTTTTGTATTTAAAAAAATGTTTACTAGATCGGCCACTTTGCCATCTAAGAATGAAAAATTTATTAAATTAATGTGTGTTTCTGCATTTTGCAATGTTCTTCTTACAAAGTTTGTTTCTTCTTCGGTTAAACTAATTGTCCCTGCTTTATTTTCAAATAATGCATCTATAATGTATGCTGTTTTTGATTTTAAATGTTCTACAGATACACCGAATCTTTTATTAACGAACCGCTGTTTGCCTTGATCGTCTATAGTAGGGTCATACTTTGTATGAAATGCAACACCTATTTGATATTTCTTGATATCTTTAGCCTCATTTGAATCTTCTGGGAATGTATATAAAATAGTATTTGGCCTAAACCCAATATAATTTTTACTTCCTATAACATATTTTTGTACTAAACCAGGCCAAAATAATAAATCACCCTGATATACTCCATCAAAATTTACACCTCTCAATGCATTAAAGGCGTATATTAATTTCTCAATCAGACCAGGAGCTTCGCCATGATTCTTTTTAATATCCGCTACACTATAGGATAGTAATGGTTCGCTATTAAAAGCACTTTTAGTAGATATAAAAAATTTACCATAAGAGTCTCTGCCGCAGATTATTGCCGGTGCACCATCAATCTTAACGGTCATGTTAATTTTTCTGTCTGTATTACTCTTTAGCATGTCAAGCAATACAGAAATATATTGTAATGTTTTGACGGCACCTTCTTTTCCTTTCTTCAATACTAATTCATCTAGATGGGTAAGATGCTTATTGGTGGTATCTGCATTTTCCATCAAAATAAAATAATCCTTAAAGCTCTTCATGCTTCTATTTATCATTGCAGCGGTTTCCATCCAGATTGCATTAAATCATTTAAATCATCATCAAACCCTAAATTATTTCCGACAAATGTAGGTATAACATTATACTGGTTAGAATCTTTTTCATTCATATAAAAAGCACCCGGATTCTTAAATGAACCTACACCCCAATCATAAGGGCGAATAACTGCTGGTTTATTATTCTCATCCATAGTAATGACTTCAAAATATTTTGTGACAAGCTTTTCATGCAATATCAATAATGCCCAACCCAAAGACATGACCCTATCATCATGTTTATCATTCTTAGCTTTCCATGTTCCGTTTGGCATTCTCACGAAGTCTCTTAATTCTTCTACTGTATGTACATCATTTATTCTAACAGCATCTAATGTATTAATCCAATATCTTTGATTGATAACATTATCATATTTTGTATTAGTATGACAAACGACGCCCAATGGAATAACACTGCGGTTTAATTCCTTATAACCATGTGAAATAATATTCTCATACTGGTAATCTTTTCTTAAATTATCAACTACTTGTGCTCCACACTTGTCTCTTTCTATTAGAAGCAATGGTGATCCCCATTGCAATAGTATTTCATGCAATTTGCTAGTAAATTCAATAGGAGTAATAGTATTGCATGAATATACAGCAACCTGATTAATGGCATGCAAATCAGTTAGGTCTAAAATTTGTACAACGGTATTGTCCTTACCTACACCTTCTGCAACATCAACACCAGCCACATATAGTCTACCTTCTTTTGGAAGTTCCCAAATCTTATAAGAACCATCCATGTAAACATATTCTGGTGACGATGCTTTTGTTCTTAGTGTATCAAAAGTAGCTGCATTGATCGATGCTTCGCCTACTTCATCAAATACGCATTCAAATTCTCTTAAAAAGTCTTCGGGAGAAGCCATAGAACTCATTGTTTCTTTCTTCCATTTTTCATCTCTGCCAGGAACATCATACCACGGGACTTTCATATGCACCCAGTTGTTTTCCTGTTTAACAGAGCCGTCATATAATTTAAAAAACAATCCAGCAGTATCTCTGGGTGTTGAAGCCATAATAATTTTAGACTTTTTTGAATTTGAAATAATGGGGTATACAGAAGCCCAAAAACTTTCAAGCAAATACGCATCTATCCAGTCGGTTTCATCGACAAACAATAAATTAGCTGAACTACCACGACCAGCGGAACCCGTTGTGGTAGTGATACCTATACGGGATCCATTAGCCAACTCCATGGATTCCTTCCCATATTCTTTGACCCCCGGTTTAAGCCAGTTAGGAAGCTCTTCATACGCCAATCTAATTCGTTTGAAAATTTCTTTAGCTGTACTTTCTTTATTTGCGACAATTAGAATATTTTGATGATCATTGAAACATGCTGTCCATAAACAATAGATGGTCGATATAGTACTTTTTCCTGTTTGCCTAGCAAATAATAATAGAGAGAAACGATTATCACGCATCATCCTCAGTGCTTTCTTTTGATAAGTATGAAGTGGTATTTTAATTTTGCCATCATCTGGTGCAATGATATGAAAATAATTTTCAGCAAAATGTAATATATTGTCTTGACATTTTTTTATTTCTTTGATCTCTTCGATACCATAATCAAACTGCGCGTCAACCGTTGGTAGATTAGGATTGTTTAAATAGACTTTTTGTCTGCCCATGTATAAATAGTTATCTATATGAACAAAAAAGGCTCACCAACATTTCAGAGTAGCTCTGATAAGAAAATTCATCCCTATATGACACCACCCACCTTAGCAGGTAAAAAGGGCGTAACGTCTATGGGTGTTACAGAACCCAAAGAAATTGATTTTTCAAAAAGAGAAGAAAGTTGTGACTCTTGTGAAAAAGTAGCTAAAGAAAGTATAAATACATCCAATATGAGTAAATTTTTATTCGACAAACTATTTGAAGACGTAATGTCAGGTTCTGAATTTGGTGGTGGCGACGATGCTGCTGATCTCGGTATTGATGTTAGTGGTGGAGAAGGTGGAGAAGATCTCGGTGGTGATGAAGTTACTATCACACTTGATCGTGCTACAGCAGAAAAGCTTATCGATCTTATCCAAGGAGCTATGGGTGGACTTAGTGAGGAAGAAGGCGAAGAAGAAGGAGAACTTGATGGTGAAGGTGGAGAGGAAGAAGGCGGTGAAGAAGAAGGGGCAATGGGTGAATCCATTGAAGTTGTTGCAGAGCCAAAACCTTTCGGCGCAAAAGCAGAAACCCTTCAAAAGAGAGACAATAAAGTTTCTTCTAAATACAAAGCAGCTGGTGGTAAAGCACATACAGGCAGCATTCCAGCTTTGGAAGCAGAACCAAAAGCATTTAGCGGTAAACCCGAAACACTTCAAAACAAGAATAATAAGGTCGCTGGATTTAGTACATCAGGAACAATCTTCGGTTCATAATTTTTTAGTAAGCTAATAATTTTAAGAGACTCTATGAAAGTAGAGTCTCTTTTTTTGTTTAAACATAAATAATAATATGTTTCCTACTTTTAAGGAATTTTATTTAGAGAATAGAAAAGGAGAAAGAAATCCACATCATTTGAATGCATTCAAGGGTTTTGGTAAAAAAACTGCTGGTAATTTCAACATGACATATGCAGTTAACAGAAAGACAAATGAATATGAAGAGGCAATAGAAAATTTAAGATCAGGTGCCGCTTCATTTTTAGTTGTGACAAAACCTTTTGAACAATATATAAAACAAACATATCCTCAACATAATTTTCCTACAAAAGAAGGAGAAAAAGTAGCATTGGGTAGATCTGGTGATTCTACTAATCAAGTTTTTCTTTCAATGAATAATACAGGGCAATACGTTCTTACTAACAAATAAAATGTCTACTTATACATGTTATTATTCAGGTGCGGGGAATGGTAGTCTTTGCTATGAATTATATGATAAGACTCGCTTACAACCTGATATGCAATTAATTCAAAATACAGTAGATGAATCAATTAATTTATTGGGTCAAAAAGTAGAATATTTTGTCAATACATATCAACCTACTAGTGCAGATAATTTATATGGTGAACAACCCACCATGGTATATCATGGTCCTTATATTATAAAGATGATCATCAATCTAAATGAATCTTCACTAGCATTATCAAAATTTGGCTTCAATGCAGAGGATGAAATAACAGCATTCGTTTCAATACAAGGCTACAAAAGAGTCTTTGCAGAAGATTGGATTTATATGAGTCTTGATCAATCCGTAGAACCTAAAGCAGGTGATGTGTTTTGTATGACCGAATATGGAAGTACAAGATCACACGGAAGGGCGGGTAATTATTTTATAATTACAGAAAGACGCGATCAAGATATTTCTGATATTAATCCTTTAGGAGGTCATTATACATGGAGATTAGCAGCTAAACGTCTTGAGTATTCATTCCAACCCGGCATATCCGGCGAATCTAAAAATGATCAAGTTTATGACGATACGTTTGCGGGATTATTGTCTACAAATATTACCGAAGACCCACTGACTAATAATATACCGGTAACTTTCGTTGAGAGTTTGGTCGAAAACAATTTCCCTGATGAATTAGGTGATTATGTGGGGGATTATGCTGATGCATTGGATGGGGGTATTGTTGATCCACCTGCCGCTCCGGGAGATGATGGAGGAGATTTTTAAAATTTTATGTCAATACCAGGATCAACACCTACACCACGTAAACTATACCCAGGTAGTACTGATGAAGAGAGCAAACTATACTTCGATATGTCAGTAAACAATACTTCTGTATATGGGGGATTTTCTGTAGGGCCCGAAGAGGGCGAAGGAGGCGATGGCGATCAAATAGTACAACCACCATCTGTAGCATTTAATCAAATTAAAAATATTGTTATTAACAATGTGAATGATACTATGAATGACTTTATTCAGCGCGATATTGATGTTGTTCAAGGAGGGGATTTTTAATTAAATAAAGTTTTTACCGGCTACTGATCCATACCAGGTATTTCCATCTACGCTCATAAAAGAGTATATGTCGGTTGCACTGGCAGTTGATGTTATTGTGGGTATACCGCCACTCCATTTAATTATTTTACCTGTAAATGTCCACGTTACTGTCCTGTTACCCGTTCCATCTTGTGTCAAAAGCATCAAAAACGAATTAACACCTGTTGGGATATTTTGAAGTTGGAAACTTGTAATATTTTTATCTAATGTAATTGGAAATACTGTACCTTGTGACAAATCCACTGTATATATAAAAGTGCCTGGAATAGCTGCTGACACAGATGTTTCCGAATATGATTTAAATTTTACATATGTAGTAACAGCATTCCAATTAGCACTATTACTTGTAACAGTACTATAAGTAGATTGCCAATTACTCGATAAAGCCTTTAGATCATTTCCTTGATAAGACCAATTAGCACTATTACTTGTAACAGTACTATAAGTAGAGTCCCAATTACTGCTTAGGTTACTAACAGTATCATATGTACTGTCCCATTTAGTATGATCAGTAGGCAGCGCGTTGCCCCATATAGCACTCAAAGTAGATACAGTACTATAAGTAGATTGCCAATTACTCGATAAAGCCTTTAGATCATTTCCTTGATAAGACCAATTGGCGCTATTGCTATTAACAGTACTATAAGTAGAGTCCCAATTTGTACTTAGAGTAGATACTGTATTATAAGTAGATTCCCAATTACCAGATAAAGCTTTTAGATCATTTCCTTGATAAGACCAATTAGTAGCACTATTACTATTAACCGTATTATAAGTAGATTGCCAATTAGCTGTGAGTGATCTATATGCAGCATTGCCATAAAAAGTTCCGGTTAAATACAGGTCACCTGGTATACTAACATTTGTACCACTAATTACCATTGAATCAGTTACAGTATACGATGCATCATCTGTGTCCAATGCATATACAAATTTAGTAACTGGGATAACACCCGCACCGTTAGTATTTTTTATTAAAATGCCGGCACCCGCTTTATCATTAGTACCTTTTTTATAAACAGGCAATGCCGTTTCACCCGAAAGCCATAGATTTCCTCCGAATAATGTATGTTCTCTGTTTACAGATACAAACCCATATGCATATGTTGGGTCTAATTTGTTGTATGTACCTATGGTACCATTTGTGTAAAAATTTATATCTTTATCACTATCTCCTAGTATATGTAATTTTGTTGTAGGTGCATTAATACCAATACCCACATTGCCTCCGGGGGTGATACGCATACGTTCAGGTATGCCGGCAGGATCTCCTGATATTGCACATAGAGTATTGAATGTGATTGAACCTCTTAAATTATCTGTTGTTTGTAATCCTTCATATCCCAAATTTATAGAAGCTACACCGCCTTGTCCTAATGCACCAAATCCATTTGATACACTACCACCAACATAAGGATATAATGAGACGGACCACCCGGGATAATTTGCATCTATGCCCGGTAAAGGTGATATATTTTCGCCAGATAAATTAAAAATACGCGTATTGGCACCGTTTGCAACAAACGATCCATTATTATATGTATAGACATCATTGTATGTGGCATTTTCTAAAATAGTATGACATGCGGTTGTACTATTTGTAAAATTAGAAATTCCATTTTTTACATATAATTTAAAATTATTAGTCCATGATGTATCTGTATTAACATACAGTTGATTCGAGGGCGTAATTTTTATAGCATTTTCAAATGAGCCACCAACAGTATTATCGTGTGCAATACTAAGTTCATCATTTTCAATATTTATAAAAAAATCTTTCGTTAAATTGCCTCCTAGTTTTACATTAGCGCCCTGATTTGATGACTGAGGATATATATCTAATTGTGTAGAAGGTTCTCCTCCAATACCCACCCATCCGCTATTATTGATTAAAAATGTTGAACCACCTGACTGCGCAGAAAGTATGGGTCCGTCGCCTGTATGTTTTAATTCTAAAATCGGATTACTACCTAATACTACCTCAGCATATAATGCAGGAACAGCAAGTCCCACATTTACTACACACAAAGAATCAGATGTGCTTGTTGATAAATCAATTAATGTAGTTGAGCCCAACGCTGTGATATTGTTCATCACAACTAAATTTTGCACAACCATATCTGAAGAATTTGTAGATACCCAATTTGATGCGTCATTCCAATATCCTGAATTTGCACTTAAAGTTAAGTATGCATTGGATATATCTTCTGTTGTAGGAGTTACTGATCCAACTGTCGGTAAATTTCCATATAAAACACCGGTTGCGCTCAAATCTGTTAAATATGCATTTCTGCCATATAAATCGCGACCTATATACAAATCATGTGAAATATACACTCCATTTTCATAATTTATAGAAAGTGTTCTATCAATTGGTTTTGATGTGGGATTAATAGCATATATGGCTGTACCGCCATAATATTGCTTAGCTAATTGTAAACTACCTACAATCTTTTGATTTTGCGTTGTGGTGTTTCCGTCAATAATAATTTCACTCGCTATTTTTAAATTATTAGCAATAACATCGCCTGAAGCTGATAACGAACCGGATAAAATAAAATCACCTCGGAAAGGATGCTCAGGGGATGCTATAGGATCATACGCACTATCTAACAAACCACCTGTTGATAAAGTATGGTGATTTGCTCTGTGCAATTTATCATGAAAACGCGCATTTCCGGACATTGAAAGTATTTACACTTATTAAATACTTTTAATGTCGACCGGAATGAACTTTACCTGTATTTCTGCTTTTGATGCCTCTAAGGACATCATTTGGTCTTTTTCATATAAATTTGAATCTGAAAATGGTATCTTAGGAAATTGTGGATTTACAACCTTTTTAAATTTTTTATCATCACAAACAAAAGGCGGTATAAATTCTGGTTTGGGGTACGGCCCTTATGATGATGGGGTTGATACGTATGAAGGTGCAGAAGAAAACTTTTTAGCAATTTCATTTGAAAATGCGGGCACATTTGCATTAGCAAAAAATGGATTTTCTACTGGAATATCTGAACCAATATTTAATTCAATTACAGTCAGAAAAAATAATAACTTTGAGCACGTAAGCACTAAACATGTAAATTTTAATATAGTATCTGACAAATGGCAGACATTGCGTTTTCAATTAACCAATCTAGGACACACATTAAATGTATTTTATTGTGACGAAAATTTTAATTATAATAAAATAGCAACATTTGAAACATCAGATATTTTTTATATCGCGCAGCAATTATATATAGGAATGTCTTTTGCTACTCCTATAGATAGTTCTAATAATTTTAAATTAAGAATTAAAAATTTTCATTTTTATGGGCAAGCCCCAAATATTTTACCACCAGTGATTGAAGAACAAACAGAAGAAGAATATTTATTTTTTGGAAATACGGTATTATTGTCAACAAAGATTGTTGGGGCGCGCCCTCTTTCTTTTGAATGGTACAGAGACAATACAATTATAGATGATGAAACAAATACTTTTTATTATGCCTCTGACATTGGAACCTATAAATTAAAAGCATATAATTCTGCCGGGTACAGCACATCTAAAAATATATATGTGAGGGAAGCTGTTGAACCTTCCATAGTCATAGATCTAGACCCAGTATATACAATACCCCCGGGTAGCAACTACGTACCACTTTCAATATCGGCCGTAGGAGTTCCTTCGCCCTCCTATAGATGGTATAAAAATAACATATTAATTAATAGGTCAAATACAAATTCTATTACAGCTATTGGCGAAGGTAATTATGTAGCTGTAGCTTATAATAAATTTAATGAAGTATCATCGACAATAGCTGAAGTAAAACTCACTTTACCTACTATAGTTTACGTAGAACCTATTAGTGGTATGGCTCCTATTGCATTTACTGTAAGTGCAGTAGGAGGAATTCCCATAACCTACCAATGGTATAAAGATAATTTAATCATTCCCGGAGCAACAGAAGATTCATATGTTGCTGTTGATATAGGTCTTTATAAAGTCAAAGCAATGAATTCTGCGGGATATGTCATGTCAGATATTTTATCAGCATATGCTGAATTGAAATTTGTTATAGATACAATACCTGTTGACATAAGCACACCAATGACAGTATCTGCAGTTGGTTCTGAACCTATTTCTTATAAGTGGTATAAAGATAATGTTGAAATAGTTGCTGCAACATCAAACACATATACACCCGACATACCCGGCATCTATAAAGCAGTTGCCTACAATTTAATCGGTGAAATAACTTCTGCAGAAATACCAATTTACACTTCGTTGCCAGCTAGAATGATTAATCTAGGAGGCCCCGATTGCATAGATACAGAATTACCAATAGATCCTGAAGATAATAAATATACACTTGAGTTTGATAAACCGGTTAGTCTTGATTTAAGTGCATTCAAAAACGCACTAACTGCATCTGGACTTACTGCAATAAAAATTAACAATATTGATCCTCCTGATAGTGGAGGCAGATTTAAGAAATATGAAATATTAACAAAACAATACTCTGAAAAATATAGTATAATTAACACCGCAATTTCTTATTCAGGGGATTTTGCGCCAGAGTCAACCTTTGACAAAATTGCAGATGAAAGAGATACGTGTATCGATATATCATTGCCATTTAAAATTTATGATCCATATTATGAAGATTTTTTTGATAAAATCAGCCTGACAAATATAGGAGCAATAACCATACCGGGTGTAGCTACATCTCCTGCTAGGATACCAAAAATCCGTAGAAATAGAGCAGGCATTGCTACATTAACAATAAATTTAAGGACAAATTTGTTTGTCAATGCAAATGAAAAAAGTAAATTTGTTTATGTGGGTAAAAAAATAATTACAACAACATCAGGTAAAGAATGTATCCTGCGCATAAAAAGCAAATATGCTGATATATCTACAGATATTAATACATTTGAAATTATTTTTTATGAAAAAAATCCCAAACAAATTGCAATCAGAACACACCCAAATGAATGGAAAACCTATGAAAGTAATTTGAAAGGCATAAGTCAATATTTGTCACCTGAAAATAGTTATGTAAATAATACTTTACTTAATTTTTCTTTAGAAAAAGGAAGTTTTATTTTAATTGATCATGCAATTACATTAAAATTACCACCCGGCATATCAAAGGATGCTAATAACGAGAGTAACATAGATACCATGTCTATAATTACTAAACCATGTTACACAGCATTAAAACCAATTGCCGAAATAAAAACGGATACATTACCCCAAAAATTTATTACAGCGATAAATGTAAATAATGAAAATAACATAATTTGCATAGGACAAGGCACACTTCCTACAGGTGGAGAGAGAGATGATATAATTTGGGATAGTAGTTCTGATTTTAAAGGTAAAGTTGCAATTTATCAAAAAATAGGTGAGGGTTGGAAGTCTACTGATGTGGGTTTTGGTGATAAAAAATATGCAGGGCTGTCAATTAGTCAAAAATCTTATGACGAACCATCAACCCTCAATACATTTGTTATGAGTGATAATGGTAATATTATTATTGCACACCAACATAATAATCTAGATATTGATGCTAGTGACGCAACTGTAAGAACACCAAGTCAAAGAGCCTTTACTGTACACACATTCGAAAAAACATCTACAGGAAGCTATAAACAACTGCCAGTTATATCAATTGGCACACATATATACGAAGATTTTTACACAAAAACCACACCCCCATATGATCAAATTACTTTTAATAGAAATAAATTCCATCTTTTACATTATATAGATATCAATAATGATGGAACATATATGATAATAAACAAGCAAATAGGTACCAAACAAACAAGTGAAGAAAATGATTTGGATGTTAATAGCTTTTTATATAAAAAGGAACTCACAAAGTGGTCAAATCCAATTGATTTAACATCAAAGAATAATTTTATCTATAATCCTCATTTAATGGGTGATAAAATTATTTCGTTTTTTAATAAAAAAATACTTATTTTTAAAATAAACGTGTGGGACACATATACAAGTTTAGACCTTAGTTTTTATCCAAGTAATTTTTGCTTTAATAGCTTACACAACATTATTTGTGTGTTAGGTAAAACTGCAACTAATGCCTATGCAATAGATACATTTAAACTAGATGATTCTAATAATTTGGTAAAACATGGTAACTCATTTTATTTTTATTCATCAAATGATTTTGATATTAACGATAAAAATAGAATTTCTATTAGTGATGATGGAAATGTTATTTCTATAAGTGATAGTTCGGTTAAGGTATACAGAAAACAAAGTGATAATTTTATTTTAACGCATAAAATAGGCGCGGGATCAGTTGAGTATAAGCCAGATGAAAAGTTTGCTTATGGCAAACTAGATAAAACAGGAAATAATATTACTGTGTGGAGTACAAAATATATACCAAAACAGTTTAAACTTCTGTAAAAGTATTGTTTTTATCCAAATCAATGTAAGCATTTTCAATATCGTAGATATATTCCTCTACTTTCACATCATGAATCATAGCGGGCGCTCGTTCAATGATATATTTTTGGAAGTCTAGTGGTTTAATCCAATCTGTTCTTTTATTCAAATCAATATTATGCTCTTCAGCGGTTTTGGTAACAATATCCAAAGCTTCGATCAAGCAAAGCCAGCGCGCATAGGTTTCGACTGACATTTTGTGATTACCAATACTAATTTCAATATTTTTATTCATGTATATTTTTTAACAGGTTTCCTAATAAAAAATATACTAAATCATTATTAATCTGTTTTTCATAGTCATTCCCCATGAGGTTGACAATATTATCCAATGACCCAAATATTAAATCTAATTTCTTGTAAGAAGATCTCTTTTCACTTTCTTCCATATTATCTAAAATATAGTTCTTAACAGAAGAAAGAAGTTCTTTCAGAACAAAAATATTATTACCTTTCTTAGCTAAACTATATCCTTTTTCATATGTTTTAAAAATGTGGTGTGATTGATGTAAAGAATATTTTTCAAACAATTTAATCAAATCTTCTCGTTTAACTCTTTCTTCATTAAAGGCTGTGGGCGAAGAAAGTCTTTCGGAGGCATTTTTTAATTCTTCTGAATTATACTGGTTCTCCATTTTCTTTATATATTAAATTATAAGCTTCAGATTTTTCTAATTTTACTGGTTCTGTTTGAAGAAATGTTTTAATCTCAAGATCAACCCTAACATTTTTATTGCATTCTAGACACCGATATGAATTATCTTCATCTAGTCTAATGGGGATGAAATTATCAATCGCCTTGTCGCAAGGACATTTTACATTACATCCTTGTTTTGAATATTCTTTTAAAATTTCAATTTGATTTTTTTCATTTATAATATTCAAAAAAGTATTCCAAATATTATAAAATATAATTTGCAAAAAGGATAAGCAAATCATCCACCCAAAAAATGTTTTTACATCACTAGAAAGAATATATGATATTGTGCCAGATGTCACAAAAAGAATTATTACAGCACGCAACATTCTTTTAATATAAACTAAAATGATAATTTGTCAAGATACTTAATAACGTCTTGAGCAAAAATGGCATTAATTTTATTAATACGGTCAATTAGTTTACCGGCAATCATTTTTTTGGATTCAGACGCCACATCTGATTTTCCATAATCACTAATTTTATCAGATAGATTTTTTAGTTCTACAATATAATTAGCAATCTGTGGTATAATAACCGATGATTGAAATTGATGTGGTAATATTTTGGGTGTATCAATTTCTGATGTTATTTGTGATTTTAAATCTGTTAATGAAGAATCCGATGCATCAGGTCCTATACCAGTTACATTACGATTAGCATCTGCTATGGTACTATCTTCAGTAAAAAATCGTCTTCTCACAATTTTATTTATCATGTTTGAATAAATAATTGCATGAGTAATCTATTTGAAAATGCATTCAAGCGTGTATTAGTTGAAGCAGATGATGTACCAATGTCTGATACAGAGGCTATGGCTTCTACATTAGATGCCGGTACTGCACCAAGTGATTATGATATCGAAGCTGGTACACAACAAGCTTCAATTGCTGCTGCTAAAGCTAATGTCGCTATGGTAGAAAAATTGCATCATTGGATTTCAAAGATTGCAGAATTTACTGAATTCTTAAATGGACAGGGTCCTGATTCAGTTCAAACACAATTATCCAAAGCTCATGAAAAGAGTTTGTTTGGATCTATCAAAACAGCAGAAACCAAAAAGATTGCATTAGTTGCTCGTGAATTAGCAGGATTCCAACAAATGTTAAATGGATATGTTGCTTCTTCTGCTGATCCTAAGTACAAAGGCGTCTAATACATCGCTTTTAATCTAATCTCAGCAGCTAATCCTTTGTAAGAATTTTTCTTAATAAATTCTTTTGGTATTTCATTAATCTTTAATGTAATTGCTAGGTCATTAAAGTCTTTTATTTTCTTACCTACACTCTCTGGCCAAATAAAAAGAGTTTCCCCATTCTTAGCTAAAATCTGGCTTTTCTTCTTAGCTGCTTGATCTATCCATTGCGAATCCAACACCCAAATAAAATCTTTAAGTAACAACGAATTTATCTGATCTTGTTGTTTCATGGAAAATAACTTTTCTGATTCGTCCTGAATTCCCGCAACCGCTATTCCATTTTTAACAAAACACGAATTGAATGGTCCTTCAAAAATAAAAACTTCATTATCATCATTGATCTGATCAATATTGAATATTGTCTTCTCGCTATTAATTTTTGAGATATAACGCGGTTTAATCTTGTTGTCCGCAGCCAATATTGTTCTTGTTTGATAATGAACAATCTTATTATTTTTATCAAAGAATGGTATTACTAATCTATTCTTGTGTACAGGATCAGTTAGTGATACATAAAGTGCTTTTGGTTTATTGCATGATGTTTTTAATCGTCGTGCTTCAATAAATTCTAATGCTCTGATGACTACTGTTTCGTCTTTATAATATTCTACTTGCTGTTCATCAAATAAATTAATGCAATCTTCTGGCAATGTAGATGATTGAACAATTTCTTTCTTTTCTGTTGTTATATCGTCTAATGATATTGTCGAATAATTTTCTAATTCTTTTTTAATGTCTAATATAGACATTCTTGTTACCTCTTGAATCCAAGAAAGTGGTGTGGAACTCCATCCACAATTATGACAATATATATTGTTATTTTTAGGAATGTAATAACAACGCTGCTTTTTAAGCCACGACTTACCCTCTCTACATATCGGGCATGAACCTACATACGTTTTATTGAAACGATTATGTTTCGGCGCACCAGCATGTTGGAAGAATTTTTGTGCAATATATTCTTCAGGCAAGATGATCATGCCTTATGATAATG